TCTTGGGGAAGACCCAGTATTATTCTCTTCCCCAAGATCCATCTGATCCAATTTGCGCTTCATATCGATGTATGCTCATCGAGTATAAGTACTGTCTATTTTCTGTTGAACAAAAAAAAATGACTATATAAGTACAACCGCAAACTATTGAAAGTATGCCGTATGCCCGCAAGCGACGATATTCTAACAAACGTCGATCTAGTTCTCGTCGCAATTTGCGTCGTATTAAGTATCGTAGGCCGTCTGCTCGGAATCAAAGACGCCAGATTCAATCTAACCAACGGCAACTCATGTCCCTTAGACAACACGTCCGACTTAACAAGGAACGCATCCGGTGGAGATCCGGCTTCATAGAGAGCCAGATAACCACGTTCCCGTTCATCATCCCGCTCACCAGCGGTCCCTCTATTGTTAACCCGGCCCAGACCAGTGCCGGAACAGCTGTGCCCTGGACAGTGACTATGACAACTGAACCCCAGGCAATCAACACCCTCCGCTCCAAGGTAGTGATTAACTCACAGTACCTGGACCTTTCCATTACCGGCGGAAATGAGCCTTCACCGCTCTACCTGACCGCCTTTATCGTCCAACTAATGCCTAAATGCGCATTACAGACGTACTATGAAACCTCTAACATGACCACGTTCAACAAGGACTCTGACTACTGCTGCCCTGATAGTGTCGTACCCGGTGTCGCATCCGGCTACGGCGCATACCTTAACTCCTCACGCTACAAGATCATTAAGCGTATGGAGTTTTCCACCGTCGCAGACAGCATCGGCTGGCCCGGCGGTCCTCCTGGCGGCAACACAGGCTCAGGCCTGGGAGCCGCACTTAAACGGTCGCAGCACAAACTTAGCTACGGCAACACCGTCCTCAAGTCTACAGGCTCCAACGCCGACACTAACGATCTCGAGTACGGCGAGATTGACCCGAAGCACAAACGCTTCATTGTCATCTTTAGTGACAACTCTGTACTAGATGGCCAATATCCTAATGTGGCCCTATCTTGCTTAACTACCGGCTATGCCGCTGAATAAATACTATGCTTTTTTATTTTCTATCTCTATGCTTCATTATGTTAGGACCGGTTCGACCCTAATCTATCGAGGATAGCGTCTAGACCCTCTTAAACCACTATGCTTTATTATATCATGTCTATATCTGGTAGTATCTCCGTAACTACCCACCGATCCTGGCTCATTTTCTCATATGCAGGTGCAAAATTAGCAAACACAATAAGATGGGGACATGGACCTACAACCATGCCACCCTCATACTTACCGCTATAGAAACACATATCTTTGATGTTCTCTAGCCCTTCATAGCTTACACGCTCCTCCTGGCTCCGGGTGAGATTCACCACAATCAGGTCCGGAGTTACTCCATTCTTCTCTGCATACATTAACACGCCTTGCCGAATGTCTGCTGCCTTACCACCTAGGATAATCGCTTTATGATTCACTACTAGGTACTTACACAACGAAGTCTTCCCTGTACCGCCCGTGGGCTCGTGCAGCCAATGGATGGTCCTGTCGTCTGGCTCCTCTTGGACCAGTTCCACTATTGGCACCTGCCACCCCCGAGGCTCAATAAGCTTGAGGTCTCGTGGCTTCCTGCACCGGTACAACTTGTAGTCTCCATCCTTACTACAGTAATTGATCCCAATCGCATCGGGCATATGCTTCGAGCAGGGCTGACCCTTCTTGCCTCTGACTTCGCTGCCCCAATGCGGCTTACAATCCAGGCTCTTGAATATCTTAGATTGACGCCTGATTCTCTTCTTACAACTAATGTATATCTGAAGGTGTGGCGTTCCACTCTCGCCAACTTCTTTGCCCATGGCTGCCAAGATTATCTCATCCTTGCGCTCCTCTAAAATCTGATCCATTTGATCCCAATCTCTCTGAGTCCAGTTATTTATAGTTATATACCACTTTTCTCCTAGTGGGCCTCTTGGGGAAGACCCAGTATTATTCTCTTCCCCAAGATCCATCTGATCCAATTTGCGCTTCATATCGATGTATGCTCATCGAGTATAAGTACTGTCTATTTTCTGTTGAACAAAAAAAAAT